AAATGCCATCCCACTCCCACGGTGCTTCAACTAACACTACTGGTTCTCATACACACACCATTGATGGAGTAGGAGACCACTACCACACTGTACCTACTCGTACTACAACAAACTCTAGCCACACACATATTGTGGGTAACCGTGCAGCGTCAACGCCGAACCCCAACAATGCGAACGACTTTGTGTATTCCGACAATGGTGGCGCACACAGCCACACCATGCAGGCTGCTGGCGACCACTCTCACAGTGTTACTGTCAACTCTACTGGTGGTGATAGTGCCCACAACAACCTCCAACCATACATTACTTTGAACTACATTATCAAGGCTTAATCATGAAAGACGCAAACTCGTTTATAAACAGCAAAAACTCCCCGTTTATGTCTACGCCTTTGGAATATAAATGGGCTGATTCTGCCAACACTTTAGCAAATGACGAGTATTGGCGTGTCAATGAGGCTGTTTTGCGTCAAGCCTTTAATTCTTTGTATTCTGAACTGGTTATAATGCAGGGTGAAATTGATGAGTTAAAAAAGAGGGTAAGAAATGTCTAATGTATATTTCGATGATTATGGTTTAGCCGAGGCAGCAGCGCGTAAGCGCAGGCTGCAACAGTCGCTTGCAAACCAGCAGGCTTCTTTTATGGGACAGCAACGTGGTGCTAGACGTACCGCCGATATTCAGCAACAGTATTCTCGTAACTTTAATCCTCTTATTTCTTCTTTTGGTCGTCGTGGTTTGGTTGGTCCAAGTGTTGAATCAGGTATCACTAGGGCTGGTTTATCTAGGTACGCCGAGTCTTTACAGAAAGATTTAGGTCAGGAATCTGAGGCTATGCAGGATAGTTTGAATGAGATAACTATGCGTGATGCACAACAGCAGGAAGATTTGGAAAACTATTTGGCTCAGTTGCGTTTAGATAAGGCTAGAAATGTTATGAACACTGCTTCCACTATTAAAAGTTTAACTAGTTACTGATTGGAGTTTGATTATGGCTATTGCTAATCAACGTTTACGTTTTAATCCTGTTACGGGCAGATACGAATATGCAAATATTGGTGGTCAGGATTTGATGGACAATGCGTTTCCTGACTCTACTGGTGCGCAATCACGCCAACAGTCAACGACTGCTGGCGCAACACCTAGTAGCGGTGTAACTCCTAGCGCAAGTAGTGGTAGTCGCCCAACGCCGACTACCGTCCCTAGTAGTGGTGTAAACCCTAGTGCTAGCGGTGGAGCCACACCTAGGGCTACGGCTCCTAGAACGGCTCCTAGAACGGCTCCTAGAACGACTCCTAGGGCTACTCCTATTAGAATGGCTCCTAATGCTGGTGTTGGTGGTTTTCCTGCTGGTCAGATTGCTGGTATTGGAAATACAGCATTTATTGACCCTAGACTTCTTGGAAATGTTGGTGAGGCTGTTCCTGAGCCTGAGGCTGGTGTTTCTGATACCGATTATGAGGCTCTAATTAGGGCTTTAACTTCTGGTGTTAATGGTTCTGGTAGAGGTTCTGGATTGTCTGCTGGTGACAAACGTCGTGGATATCGTCAATCACAGCAGGCTGCTAATCAAATGCGTGATTATGGTTTGCGGGCACAGCAACAGTATCAAGATATGTTGGCTAGGTTGCAGGAGAACTATAATCAACAGTTTGGTGCTGGTCAGCAAGCAATTCAGCAGGCTACTGAACAGTTCTTGGGGTCGTTGACCCCATCGCAGGCTTATTCTGATTTGCCACTTCTTCAGTTAACTCCTGAACAGCAAGGTTTGGCTGCTGGTTTACAGGCGTACGGTGCGGGGACAGGTGAGGCTGAGGCGGTTTCGGCACAGCAGGGTGAGATTAATCGTCAGATGGCTGAGTTGGCTCGACGTTCTGCTTCTCAGTTGAATACGGAACAACAACGTTATCAGGACGCTTTGCGTACTGCTGGTACTGGTTCTCAGGCTGCTGGTCTTCAGGCTTTGTCTCAACAACGTTTGTTGGCTGATTTGGGTGCGCAACAACAGTATGGTTTGGCTGGTCTTCAGGAGGCTTTGGCTGGTGAAAAGTCGGCTGCTGAGATGATGGCTGAGGCTGCTGCTACTTTTGGTGTCCCCAAGAAGCGTCGTTCTAAAGCGACGAAGCCACCTAAGTCACAAAAGCCACCAAAGAAATAGAACAAACTGTTTATTTATAGGGATTGATTATGGCTAGTAAACGCAAAAAAGACATGACCGCAGCCGACATTTTGGCTTTTCTTAGAGGTGGTGGTTCTGCCGAAGATTTAATAGGTTCCAGTGGTTTCACTCAGGAACAACTTCTTGGCGTATTGCTATCCGACCCTGAGGGTCTATCTCCGTTTTTACGTGAAAGTCAACGTGCTGCTGAACCGTATGAATCGTTTATGGAAGATTTTCAATATGACCCAGATGATTTAGGTAATGAAGTCATTATGAAATATCAGCAGTATCCCGAAAAGTATCAAACTTTGGCTAAAGATTTTTTTGGTAAAGTTAAAAGAACAGGAAATAACCCTGTTGATATGGCTGATTATATTGCTTCAGTTAGTGATGACCCTGAACTGCAACAACAGTTTGGTTTAACTTCTGAAGAAGTTTATGCTTTGTTGCCTGAACTACAAACTGATGCGTCCAAATATATGGACGCTGAAGTTTCTCGTCAGAAAAAACAATTTGCTGCTTTTCAAAAACAACGAAATGATTTAGGCGTGGACAAAGAAGGTTCGGCATACAAGGCTTACATTAAGCAGTTGACTGGTACCGCTGAAGTTGCTGATTTACCAACTGATACTCTTGGTTTGGCTCAGAAGCGTGTCGGAACCCAAGCCAAGGAATACGGTCAGCAACGAGGCAAAGCAGAGGGTTTGTCCCCGCTACAGTCTCGCCAGTTAGAAAACATTTATTTAACTGAGTATTCTAAAAAGTCTCGGGCTAAGGGTATTAATCCATTGAAGGCTGGTGCAGTTGATTTGCTAAAAACTCTTGCTACCAAGAAAAAAGGTAATAAATAATTCATGGCTGTTACTCGTTCTCCTTTTAGTTCATCGGGAGATGAACGTAAACCTTGGGAAGATGATTCGATTTCTGAACGTTGGAAATCGGGGGAAAAAGATTCAGGGTCGGTGCGTCGCGCACCGACATTGAATGATTTGAAATCTTCAAAACAGGAAGAAAAGATGCAACTTGATAAGGCTGTTTCTACTGGTCTTGCACGTGTTTCAACCGCGCCAACTAGTCGTTCTTCTAAGGTTGCTGCTTCTAAAGAGTTGAAGAACATTTTGAATAAAGGTCAGGGTGGCTCTAAAGGTATTTGGGGTCAACTTGCCAGTATTGCTACTAGCCCCGTAAGGGGCGGTTTGAAACTTTTGGAAGTAAGTGCTAGAACTGGTCAATGGCTACAGGCAGGTTCAAAAGAACTTTCAGATGCTTTTGAACTTGCAACTGTTGGTGCGGTTAACGCTGTTAACCCTTTTGGTGACATCACTACAGATAAACGTCCTAGTTGGAGTGAGTTTGTTAAACAAGGAAAAAACAAAAAGTTTCGTTTAGCACCTCAGACTGGTGTTAAGTGGTTGGATTCAACTATTGATTTTGGTGTCGATGTTGTTTCTGACCCTATAACTTATTTTGGTGTTGGTGGTCCTGCACGTTTCTTGGGTATGGCTGGTCGTGTTACTTTGGGTACAAAGTTTGGCACCAAGGATATGTTGGCTAAATATCCTGAGATGGCTGACAAACTTGATGACGTTATTCGTTATGGTGTTGCTGCTATCCCTAAGAGTATTCGTGAGGCTGAAGGTATCCAACATGGTGTTCGTTACGCTGGACGTGTTATTCCAAAAACGGAAAAGTTGGCTAACGCTTTTGTTGGCAAATATGGTTTAATTACTGTTCCTAGAGTTCTTCTTGGTGATGTTATTAATAATTCTTTTTATGCTCAGGCTGCACGTGTTGCTTTAACACCTAAGTCTTTGAAACCATTTGTTGTTTCAGGTGTTGGTCGCGGGCTTGGAAATGTCGCTCAAGGCGACATTGTTCAAATGCTTGCCGATTCTACTGCCAAAAGATACGCTAAGGGTGCTGTCGCTGTTGCATATCAAAAAAATGTTGCTGGTATTCGTGACTTATTAAAACAGGCTAAAGACGCTGGTGAACTAGATAATGTTATTCGTATTGCTGAACAACCCATTTTGTATGATGCTGCTACACCTGTTCAACGTGAAATGGTTGACCAGTTCAAGGCTTGGCAACGTGAAATTGTTGAAGAAGTCAACGGTGTTTATGACAAGTTTGGAACAGATTTTGGTGCCCGTGTACGTGGCATTAATATAATTGATGACTTTGTTCATCACCGTTTAACTGCACAGGCTAAAGAATTTATTTATAGTGGTGGTGGTTTAAAGAAAGGCTTGTTTAAAGAAGCCGATTTATCCGCCGATGAAATCGTCGGATTTACTGGTGCTGCACGTCACCGTAAATACAGAGGTCAAGTTAAAGACGCTGATGGAAACATAATTAAACGTGGCGAAGAATTTATGGGTGTTGAACTGGAAACAGGAAGCATCGATGAAATCAACAAAATCTTTGCAGATAAAAGCGGTTTGGGTCCTGACGCTAAGTTTTTTGAAACAGACCTAGTAAGTATCGCGGACAGTTACGCATACAGCATGGCTAAGGCTCGTGGGCGTGAAGCATACATTCGTCGTTTAATGGATTTTGGTGATGATGCTGTACGTAAAATTGGTACTAAGGTTAAAATGGACCCAGACCTTATTGATAATCTGGAGGGTGTTCATAAAGCCATAATCAAACAGCGCAATAATCTTGTCGGCAAAATTACCCGCACACGCGACAAGGCTAGGGATACAGCAGAAAACGCTTTGGGCAGGATGGAACGTATTCTTGCTGGACGTGAAGAATCTGTAAAGATGACACGTAAGGAAATTGACACTATCCGTAAAGAGATTGCACGTCTTGAATTAAAGATGGTTGAAGCACTTGATATTGCTGCAACTAAGCAGGCTGATGAACGTGCTGCGTTTATGGAAATGCACAAGGCTTTAATGGATGAAATAGCGATGCTGAAAACAGCCCTTGAACTTGACGAAGGCGAAGTTTATGGTGTTGTAAAGAATCTTCAAAAGATTTATGCTGCAACATTCCCGAACGCTAAAAGAATACCGAAAGACCCAACTGTTCTTTATGAACGGATTATGGTTGCAAAGGGTGTTGCTAAACCTAGGGAGTTGTTCTCGTTGGAGAAACGTCGTAAGGCTATTCAGGCACAGTACGAGGAGTTGGTTGAGCAGGGTGGTGACCCGAACTTTATTAACGCTTTACTTGACGAAGATAAAGTGTTGGTGCAGCACATAGATGCTGCAACCAAGATTGGTGACGTTCGTGTCCGTGCTGATTATGCTGAAGATGGTTTGCTGTATGGAAGCATTGACGATTTAACTGAGTTGCAGTTTGACCCAAGTGTGGGAGAGTTTCCTCCATATCGTACTTTAAATACAAAGATTATCGACCCACAAGCGGACCAGTTTGACCCCACTACAACAGCCGTTTATAAAGAAACGTTTAAGTCAAGTCCTGATTCGGTTGCTGTTCACGCTGTACCAACAGAGAACGTTGTCGACATGCGCGACCCTGATGGTTATTACTGGTTCTTTAGCCCTGAAAACGATGTTCATAAATCTGTTGGTGCTGCTATGGATAGGGCTGGTCTTGAAGGCAGTGTTTTTGTTGAGGAATATGAAGCACTTCTGAGAGAAGGAACTGTTGAACCATTTTTTGAGGACAACTATCCTGAACTTCATGGTTTGATGATGACAATTTATAATGCTGATACTTTGGAGTTTCCTGAAGGTGTTGTCCCTGATGAGGTTACTGGTGCAGTGTTTGATGAAATACGTGAGTATTTCAACATGATTGCTGCTGAACGTGCTTTGCCTGATTCGGATGTTGTCGGCAAACAAATGTTTGACGACATGCTTGGTTTTATGGCTGAAATGGGTCAAGGTAGCGGGGACACAGCGGGGTGGTTATTTCCTAGTCGTGTTATTTACGGTGCTGATAATCCTGATGCGTTGGGTTCTTATTCGCTGGTTATTCCTTCGCAATATAGTTACAGCAAGGGTGTGCCTGTTGAGGAGTTGATGGGTTCTCCAACCGCCAAGGTTACTCCGCTGGCTGAGGAAGGCACTTTTGTCCGTGCTGTTTTGGATGCTGATTATGAGACTGCTAGTTTGACTGCACATGAGGATTATGCTGCTGTTACTGGTCGTTTGTTGGACCAAGAAGGTTTGCGTTTGCAAACCGAGGAAGCAGCACAGCAAGTTAAAGAACTTGGTATTGAAATTGGCACCGCTAAGGGTCAGGCTACTAAGCGTTTAAATGCTGCTGGCAAGCAGATGGAACGCTATAATCGAACTGGCAAAATTCGTGTCACTATGGATGGCGGTAAAACCTATAAGGAAATGACTCCTGAGCAGGTTCGTACGGTTATTGCACGTAAGGAAAAGAAACTTGAAGCCGAGTATCAACGTCTTCAGTCTAGGTTGGACCGCATTATGGAGAAAGAAACTGGTGCTATTCAACGTAAGATGACGACGCTGGAGGAACGTCTTCCTACGTTGTTTGATAAGGTTCGTGTTTTCCAGCGTTGGAATAATGAAACTGGTGAGGTATTGCGTCGCGACATTGACGCTGTTCGCACAGCGTTAGGCGAGGAACCACCCAAGGGTGTCGCTGGTGTTGAGTCACGTGCGTGGACCGCCAAGGTTGAACGCGCTTTGGAATCCGCTGAGTCGATTACTGACCCTAAGGTCCGTGAAGCCTATAATCGTATTACAACACAGTTGCATGCTGATGAGGCGCAGTTGGCGTTGTTAGAGTATTACCAGTTACCACAATTAGATGAACAGTTGGCGTTTGCTAGGCGTGGTGTTATTGGAAAGATTGTCCCCGACATTGAACGTGGTTGGGAGGCTATTGAGGCTTTGGGTGTTCAGGTTCCTGACGAGTTGTATGACTTGTGGCGACCACAATTACAGAAACTTGTTAGTGCTGGTGAGGACGGGGTTTTGACCCGCAAGTTGGGTGATGGTTTTAACTGGATGATGCGTTTCTTTAAAACGTATGCTTTGGCTACTGTTGGTACTGGTGTGCGTAACGCTATGAGTGCTACGTTTATGAACTTTGTTGCTGGTGTGTCACCTGAAAACATCTCTGATGGTGCTAAGGCTGCTATAGCATATTTTAAAACCAAGGGTGTTGATTGGGTTAATGTTTTAACTGATGATGTTGTTGAACAGAAGTTGTATCAAAAAGCGTGGGAATTAACCGAGGTTACTGGTCATGGCATGGTTGACGAAATTTCTTCGCTGACTTTGCGCAACGGTGTCGGTGAACGTATTGTGAACAACAAATACACTAGGTTCTTCCAAGGCATGCACCAACATATTGAACGTGCTGTTCGTATGCCTATGGCTTTGGATTCGTTGCGTAATGGTTTGTCGTATGATGAAACAATTGCACGTATTTCTAGATACCATTTTGATTATAGCGATTTGTCTAAGTTTGACGAAAAAATTAAGCGTTTCATTCCGTTTTGGATTTGGACCAGCCGTAACATTCCGTTACAAATGGTTGAGATGTGGGCACGTCCAAGCACGTATGCAACATACGAGAAATACAAAGACCAAAATCCTGTTAATCCTGATTTGATTTTGCCCAGTTGGATTCAAGAAATGGGTCCGATTGGTTTGGGTGGAAATTTTGTTATGACACCTGACTTGCCACAGGTTCGACTGCAACAGGCAGTCGAACAATTCATTGACCCCAAGAAGGCTATTGGTCAGTTGGCTCCACAGTTCAAGTTGCCTATTGAGTTGTTGCTGACGGATAGCCAACTGGCGTTGGATATCCCATTTACAGACAAATATGAGGAAGCAAAAGGCTTGGACAAAGCGGTTGCTTGGGTGGCTGAGTTGTTGGGTGCTGAATCGGTTGGTCGTCGTAATCCGAAAACTGGAAAGTTGGAAGTGTCACCAAAGTTTCAATATGGTGTTGGTTCTGCTATTCCCCCGATTGCTCAGTTACAACGTTTAACGGGTGGTGCTTTAGGTGGAAAGTCTTCTTATGCTGACCGTCAACTATCAAGCATTTTCACCAATGTTGGTGTTCCTGTTCGTGAAGTTACACCAAGCATGGAACGTAGCGAACTAATCAGGCGACAGTTTGCTGTTCGTGATTATCTTAAAGAGTTGGAGAAACAAGGAAGGTTGGCTCCGAAACGTTAACCGCTAGGATTATGATTATGGCTACAAAGAAACAAAAATTGCAGTACCCTGTTAAGCGTTTGGTTGTCCCTGCTAAACTTGGAAAATACCCAAATGGTAAAGTGCCACGGCGTTTGCTACGTAAAACGCTGGCTGGTGGCTTGCTGTATACGGATGCACAAAAGTCGTTTAATCAAATGTTTGAGTCCGCTAAAACGGATGGCATTACGTTGGTATTGCTTGGTAACGGTTATCGTTCGTATGAAACTCAATACAGGCTGTTTATGGACCGTTACAGTTTGAAGAACGAGGGGCGTGTACCGCAGGTTACACGCTGGTTTGATGGTCGTCGTTATTTCTTGAAGAAAGGTAAGTCGCCAAGTGCGACACCGTCTTTCAGTAATCATGGTTATGGTTTGGCGGTGGACATCAACGTGCATGACCCGAAAGTGTTTGCATGGTTGGACGCTAATGCGCCTAAGTTTGGTTTCTATCTTCAAGGCAAGCCGACGCTTCCTAGTGGTGCGAAGAACCCTGAGTATGAGGCGTGGCATTGGCAAAAGGTTGACGCAGAGTAATCATTCTTCGTCTTCTTTCATTTCCATAATCAGGTTTTGCATGATGTTGGAGTATTCAGCAAAGCAAGCCTCATAGGATTCTTCCATTCCCATACATGCCTGAACCCATTCTTTGATGAGTTGTTTGGCGTATGTTTTGCTGATGGTGAACTCCAAAACATAGGATTCGGTTGATTCTCTGATTATGGAATCAAACCTTTGGTTCATTTCTTCCATGTCGTCAGGGTCGAAAGAGTCACTCATTTAGAAACTTGCCTACTATTTCGCTTGCGTACAAATCTTTGTAGATTTCTAGTTCTTTGCGTAGTCGTTCAATTTCGTCGGCTGCTTCATTCATAATCACATCGGGTATGTCCCCGTCACGCATGAAGTCATAGACCCGTAGTCGGGTCACAATGTCGTCAGTCATTTTCTTCCCTATCGGCAGTGTTCAAAACAATCAAAAGTTGTCTGCTCTTGTGAGTTCCAGACATTGATTGCATAAGGGCATCAAAAAGTAAAACATCTTTTTGGGTAATAACAAACCATTCTCCAAACTCGTCAATCCATTTTTCTTCCATGTCGTCGGGGTCGAAAAAATCACTCATTGTCGTTTTTTTTCTACCAGTTCAACAACTTTCATAACATCTTCAATGTCACGTCTACGAGCCATAGGCAAACCTAGTTCTGTTGCCTCATTCTTCAGGTTGGTCAGAAGTTTTTTCAGGGCTGTCAGGTCCGTTTTCTTCTTTGATTTTTCCATAAATGCTGTCCGATACTATTGTTGAAATTTCGCCAATGTTGCTGTCAGGAAACACAGTTTCCAGTGCAACTGTTAATCCGATAATCATTGAGACTATCATTTCTTCATTAACCCACAAAGTGTGCCCGTTTAACGTGATTGGTTTACCAATTCCGTCTTCGCCCATTTGTGATGTTGGTTCAAATTGTTCACTCATTTTGTTTCCAGTTCTAGTAGGAATGTTTGGTCTTGCCACATCTTAGCAATAACGGCGTAGCCGATAATGTCGTCCAACGTGTCTCTGACTGTTTCATTTTCAGGTGAAATACCTCTTGTTTCCAAGTTGTGTAGTCGCGCAATTTTATCACACATACGCACAGCAATGCCGACCATGCCAAAGTTGCTGATGTTTTGATGACCATAATCGTTTTGTTTTCTAGCAAGTAGTTCAGCCATTTCATTATGGTTAAACGATGCGCCAGAATCAAGGATTCTGGCTAACGCTTCTCTGGCTGCCAACATACATAATCCCACCACAAGTTCTTCTTCTTCGGGGTTGCATTGGTCTTCCGTAATCCAAGTGCTGATGTATTGAGAAACAACGTGCATCTTGTGTTCCGCTTTAGGGTCGGGAAGTTTTTCCATGTCTGCGATGAAACACACGGTTTCATACGCAACACTATTCCATGTCTTCATAGTATTGTTTTGCTTTCTCTAGGAATTCTTCGTTTTGCATTAGTCTATCTGATAAACGTTTTAATGCTGTTCGTGTTTTTCTCCAAGCATGAGACTTGGCTTTAATGTTTAATTCTTCTGTTAGTTTTTCGTATGTTTGACCGTATGAAAATATGAACTCCAATATGTTTTGGTCTTGCGGGGACATGTTCTCTATCTCTGCCCGCACTACGTCAATGATTTCCCAATTTGGTTCTCGTTCTTTTATTGTTTGATAAACAAAAGGCAACATCATTAGTTCGGTGTCGGTTTTGGCATGTTCTATGGACTCTTTCAGGGTTTTGTTGAATATCCTGAATCTTTCTTTACTGCTCATAATCAGCAGTCGTATTCTTTGTTGATTAGCATGTCCATTACTTGTTCGGGTTGGAGTAAATATCCTTTGCACGGATTAGAACTCGCTTTAGCGAAGTCCATAATGTCCATGCTTTCTTGATGTGCGTTGATGTATCTTTTGATTCTTTCAACTGCGACCACCACAAATGCGCCTTCATTGTTATCCAATGTATAAACATACACCCACCATTTCGCTTTAGTTACTTCTATTCCTGACGGTTTCCAAAACGCTGTACCATCTTCGTTTTTTTTCTTTCTAGGGTTCTGCATGGTTTCTATCACCATGCGCCCGTTGCGGTATCTGTCGGTTTTCACTTCAAAGGAACCTTCAGATAATGCGTCTAGAAAGTCTTCGACTAGTTTCTCACCTTTTTTGCCAAACTTCAGGTCTTCATGGAAGTTGAATCGGCGGGATGGAATGTCATAATCGGATAGGTTCTCGCGTGTCATGCTTTAATCACAATCACTTCGTGAACTTGTTTGTCGTCGTTCCATGCGACACCGTTTAAACCGTCCATCAACAACTTTAAATAGTTGTCAACATCACCACGTAGTTTAGAAACAGCACCGTCGTACTCGCTGATTTCAATTGTTGTCCCCGCTGGTGAGAACTCAACAACAATCTTTACTGGTCCCTCAAAGAGAGGACCATCGTATTTGTCGGCTATAAACGCTTCCGCATCTAATGTCGTCTGAGGCGTGAACACACGCCCACGACGACCAAGCCTAGGTCTGCCTTTGGGGACTGGTTTGCCCTCAATGACAGACTTGTGGCTAACGGTCTTTTTCTTTTTCACTGCCATAATACGACACTACTATAACTATAATTGTTGCTATAGCAACGAAAAGAAAATCTTGCATGTTCATACCTCACTGAACGCCCTAGATACAAGTTTGTCAATTTCCATCTCGCCGTTAGGTCGAGCCATGTATTTACCCCAACGCATATCTGCGTCAATCAACACAACCTTGGTCGCTGATGGCGACATGGAAGAACGGGCACATTCGTGAGCCAACTTAGCCAACGTGGATGACCTGTCACGTCCCTCTAGGGGTCCGTCACGCCATATGACCTTGCCTAGTGGTGAAAGCCCGTACAGGGCTTCCTGAAGCGACTCAGATAGTTCTATCTTGCCGATGGTTACCGTGGTTGTCGCTGGTGGCTGGTAGTAACTAGCCAACTTAGCAACTGTATCTACAGATACACGGTTGGATAACGCTAAGTCCATAAACCGTTCCAACGTCAACGGGTTCTGTTCGTCGTCGATTATACGACGACGGTTAGTTTCCCTGTCTAGGTAGTTCGGGTAAGGAAGACGGACATAATTACCGTACTGGTGTGGTAACAGTTTGACTTGCTTCGGGTTAACTTCACGGGCAGGATAATTCGCAACCTGATGTGCTGCAAGAAACATGTGGCGCATACTGATGGCAGGGACAAGATGGTCAGCGAACACCCAAACATGGTAGCCCTTGGAACGTGATTTCTCTATCCATGCAAATACTCCAGCAGACGCTAATGCGTCACGGATGGATTTAGCACCATCGAAATCTTCGATGTCGATGTCTGAACATCCCCAAATGACATAATGCTCACTGTTGCGTGGCACCATTGGATACACGCCGATAGGTGCGACACCCTCAAGGTGTTGCACAAATATGTCACGGGTAAGCGGTTCTTTTACACACTTGCCTTCTTCATGTCCGTATACATCACCTCGCCCTCTGAACAAGGTAATGAAGTTGTCTAGCACCATAGTGTCCATGTTACCAATCCCACTTGTCATCTAATGTTAGTTGCCCATCATCGTCGTCATTGTACGGGTTGTCAACGTCTTGTTTCGGAACGTTAGTTACGAGCAGTCTATTTAGCCTGCCTGTGCCATATTCGATTTCAAAATCTATGTCGTCAAGCAACTGCGATGATGGACGTTTACATTTCACCAAGTTAACTGTCAACGTATTCTGATGAATACGCAACTCGTAACGCAATGCGTCCAAACGTTCAAGCAAACGTTCCGTGTTGTTCGACCTAGGTAGGCGTTCTTCGATGTCACGAATCTGCGCTTCAATCTCAAAACGTTTACGACGAATACCAACAATGTGTGTTGCCTGCTGTTCACCGCCGTAAGCACCTGACGAAATAGTCATCTTCTTGCCGTCAGCACCTGCCGTACGTGACGACTGGTGCAACACAAGCAACGGAATGTTGTGGCGTTTACCGAACGCTTTTAATGTGTTCGCTTTGTCGGGGACAGTTTCACCGCCACCCTGAAGAAGTTCTAGATAGTCAAACACCATCAACGCTGGTTGACCTAACTCGTCACGAACCTCGCCTAATGCTTTCTCCATGTCATTAAGGTTCATCATTTGGTCGAACACCGCTAACTTGGGAAAGTATTTCTGCGCTGTGTCTTTCAACAGTTCGATGGCTCCATAATCATTGTTGGATACTTGTGTTTCTAAAATGTTTGCGTCAATCCCGTGGGTGACACAAGCCAATTTGATTAAGGTCAAAGTCCTAGGTTCATCAGGGCAGAAATAAATAATTGTTTTGTCAGCGTTAGCCAACAAAATCTGTAACAAAAACAACGTTTTACCACTATGGCTGTAGCCGTTGATTAAACACATCTCACTAGGTGCAATCCCACGCATTTGTTCATCCAAGTCATTAAAACCTAGGTAGACACGGTCTTCGGGATGTTGCGCCCAATGGACATAATCATCGGCTGCTATAGCCAAAGGGCTATAAAACGAACGTTGCTTAATCACGCTGGACAAAACATCGGGCGGGGAGATTTCTCCCCGCCCTAATGCTTCCCAACGCTCCGCATAATCGAGAGCGTTCATATGTTTTACCTTTCAGGTACTAATTGCGTGGTGCCCAAAAAGCGTCTTCGCTGGTTGTTGATTTAAACCAAGGACGCTTCGGATTAACCGAAAGACCATCACGGTTGTCCCACACTTCTGTGACACCCTTAGCCTGACACATGGCTGGTAGCCACTCAGGAATCGGTCCGTGTTGCTTTCCCTTGATTCGGATGTTGAAGCCTGCGCCTGACTGGCTTGCGTTTGGGAACGCTTGCTTCACCATCTCAACCTCAGTCGCTGTGCTGGTGTTGGTAGTTGTTGAGGTGTTGACTTCGTCGAAGCCGTGAACACCAAGAATCAGTTCACGACAAGAATCGAAAGCCTGTGAAAAGGCTACGATGTTGGCGTTAACATCATCTGTTTTTGGTGTCAATTCGGCAGCAATTTTTGCTGCCACTTGAATGACAATGGATTGGTCTTTACTGACCATTTCAACCTCCTTGGTTGTTGACGTTTAAAGTATACCACACAAAGTTCACACTTTGTCAACGGTATCTTTTTCTGTTATTTTAATTTCCACTTCTTGTGGAAACAAATCAGGCGAGGACAAGTAAGCACCTTTGCAGATTGACCAAAAGGAACACCAACGTTCCGAACATAAATTGTTCGTGTCGTTAATCATCCACTTGTTGTCCATGCCAACTAATAGCGCAGTTGTAACCGCAGGTTCAACTGCCGACCTTAGCCAGTTCATGTGATTCTTATTTCTGTGAACAGGAACAATCTGACCGACAGGCTTTGCCTGACGTATCATCACACCATAATTAAATTCGACAGGGAAATCAGTCATCCCCATGTGAACAACAGCACCAGCGTACACAGTTGACTGGATACTGGTTGACTGTTTTTCACGTTGATTATATTTACGGTTCGCTGTTTTCCAGTCCCATACGACACCGTTGGTGTCGACATAGTCCATAGTTCCCTCACACCAAATAGCGTGCCCCATAACAGTGAAACCCAAAGGGTATTCAAATTTCATTTCAGTATGACCACCCAACGAAACGTTGGGAAGAATGTCTGCTTTAAATGATTCGCACATTGACAATATGAAAGTTTCATATTTGTCTGGGTCTATGTTTGTTTCACGATACGGTTCAGTCTTCTGCAGACCAGTGAACGCAGTCATTGCTACGTCACCCATGTCCGCTAGTTCGACTTTGTTATTCAACACATCTTCGATGGCTGAATGAACCGCTGTACCCATAATCGTTGAGTCCGTAGACGAACGCATATGTTTCGATACAATCCCTAGACGGGCACGTTCAGGGCATAGAACGACATCGTTCAACCAAGATTGTCTCACGTACGCCCTCATACCTTCTTCATGTTTTACAATTCTCATATTTTCCAATCTTTAAGATTCTAATTAGCAAGGACAATAATAGCATATGGACATGTCACAGACGGTCTTTAACTTTTTTGCGGTGGCGAGAGCGAAACTTACTGATAGCACTACGAGCAAACAAGAAGTTATATTTATTATAAACCTCATCACATATTTGCTTTGGAGTCATGTCGGTAGTCAAACAAAGTTTGTGCATATACTGCTGTGCTTCATTGTCCCCGCTATGCCAACTAGTACGCCTAGAACCCCAATACTTGCGCAAACCCTTAACACATGCAAAAGTAATCGAATACTTAATCGCTATAGAGGGATAAGAAACATTTTCGTTTGTCATGTCTTCTTCCAGCGAATCAAGTTGTTCATACGTCCAACCCGAACGACACTTGTTTCTTGTGGCACTAGCCACAAATTCTTCAGCGGAAACGTTCAGTTTACGCAACACATACGTCAACGGATAATTAAAACGTTCCATACATTTCAACACGTTATTAGATATCAGGCTGTAACGAACAAGACCACTGACAGAATCAGGAATCTCATCAACGTCATAAAGGCTTTGATACTGAAAGTCAAACGTTTTATTTTGTGCAATCAACGCATCATTAAATGTACGCAAATCACAAAGATAATCCACCAACGAATCCCTAGTCCAAGGAACACCATAACCCCTAATTTCACATATTTGGGAACCCATATAAACATCGTTTACAGCGTCACCAATCCACGTTCGTGAACGATTCTCGTCCAACACAACATCACATAAACAGTCAGAGTCGTGGTCAGCATGACCACACCCCAACCAATCATCACCGTATTCGTACATCACGCAACCTCCTGTGCTTCCACATCATCGCAGTAACCTGCTTCCATGACTAGGTTCATAATCACACCGAACAGAACCCGTTCGTCAATCATGCCATGTTGCTTTAATGATTCAATTACTTGGTGCGCTGTTTCCATCGCCAGTAATTCTTTTTCCGTAAACGGCTCGTTTATAATCGCCATTACTTTTCCTCCTGTATTTCCATGTAGGACACCATTTTATGGTGACCAATAAGGTTGCCGAACACGTCGACAACATCCAACGCCATTTGGCGTGCTTCTTCTTCGTTGCCTGAATCAACCCGTACTTCGTACAAGTCCCCAACGATTACCTCAAAATACCATTCCTTAGGCATTATGCCACCTCCTGACTTTTTTGATTTTCATTCATGTTGTGAAAACGATGAAACGAACGGGCAACATCCAAGAAGTCTTTGACTTCGTCACCGTAGAAGTGCATTTCGCACCCTTTGTACCGCAAAGAAACATATTCAATGTTTCCATTCAGTATGTCAGCAAACACTGTTGTGTCTGACCCGATATGAACAATGTGTGATGTTCTCATTTTAACCTCCTAGGAATTCTTCAAGTAAACTTGACGGAACAAAACAATGGAACAAGTAGTGATTATGTTGTAATCATCATCCAAAGGATAAGCAACAGCACTAATGTAACACAAATCATCCTCATCATAAACATGCAGGTTTATGTCCACAAAATCGCCATTGTTTAATTCGTATGACGACCAGTAATCATCGCTATGTGAATGAAAAGAGTGAGCGTCCAACAAACCTTTAGCAAAGGCTCGTACCTCACGTAGATTGTCAACAATTTGTTGTTGACGTTCATTTTTGGAAAGTGATACTTTCATTATAATCCCTCCTAGGATTTCTTTGTTTTTGTTTTTTTAATCAGTTCCATAAGAACTGGTTTCTTGTTTAAATGTGACCAACATGTTGGAGGTGCCGTCATAGTAACGAACACCTCCACCACGTTTCCACACTTCGGGCAAGAATACTTGCCTCGCCCAAAGCGAACACTCATTGTCCCTCCATAAACTTTTGAAGTTCATCTTCAAAGTTTTCTGTTTCATCTTCCATAATAGCGTCGATGACTTGCTCACGACCCCACTTCAACGAACGTTGAATAATTTCCAACGACTCATCCGACATTTTTGAACCGTAAGCCCTGTTGTCGATTAACAACTCTAATTCGTCAGACACTGAATCCAATTCTTCATCTGAGATTATGCCCGATTCAATCGCCATCTCCATCATGAAGTTAAGAATGGCTGCTTCGTTGTAATTCTTTGCGCAGAACCCAACAAATTCTTCTTTAAAGAATTCGACCAAATCTTTAGGCAAATCATAATTGTCTCCGTCATACTCACCGCTAGGTGAGGTTCCTGAAACAATGACAACGTCGCCACGAATCTCTTGTGAGAACAACGCCGACGCAAGCCAGTTAGTTTCCAAATCCAAGATGAGTCCCTCATCATGAACATAACCGACAACGGTAATCAAATCACCGTCAGGTGAAGTGACATCGGCACGGACACAGTCGAAACATCCACCGATTAAGTTTTGAATCGACTTGTAATCTTCAACGATTACATCTTGTGGCTCAACGCCAATCCCTTTGGGGAATAAAAGCCCTGAGGCTAACATAACACACCTCCTAAGTGTGAATACACCAACAACCCTATGCCGTTGGCAGAACTAAAAAAGACAGTAACACATCAATGTGTCACTGTCAAATTCAAAAAGTTATTTTTTGAAATGCTGTCTAGTGTGACGTTTGTATTTGGGTCGTGACTCGTGTGGATTGTGAACCACCAAGTAGACACCAGCGACGAAAAACGCCAACAGAATAAAACCGAACATAATCATAATCATCTCCTAATAGGTGGACGGAAAGGGCGGGCACCGTTTCCAGTGCCCGCCCATCTACCTAGGAGGTAAACCGACACAGTGGAGGTAACCGTATCGGTAAACCCCAGTGTATCAGTCCAACACCCCCAAGCCACGGATAGTTTGCATAATCCAGTCTACAGGACTGTCGACCATGTCAGCGTTACCGCCATGTTCGATACGGTTGATTATGATGTCTGCCTCCAAGGCTTCGCCTTGTGTAATCGGAACGGATGAACCGTAATTGTTCCGAACACACTTGCTGTACCCAAGGGATGACATCTCACGGACACCGAACGTTAAGCGACGCAACATCGACGGATGAGCAATTGCATACATCAGAGAGTCAATGTCCATTGGCTCCCGAGGGTCGTGCATTTTCACCAACGTGGTGTGAGTATCGGAACCGAACTTGACAGAAGTTTCTGTCCATAATTCCACCGACAACCCCAAAGTGTTCAACACCTCCACAAGGGCAGTGACAGCAACGCCACGGCGCAACATCCAATCCGCCTTGTATCTGCTGTTAGCACCATAATCCAACACCACTTTCACGATTCTGCCGTGTCGTGCCGTAGGCACCCTGCGGAATCCGACCATGTGGTCAGGACGACCACCAAGGAATCGACCCATGTGGACACCGCTACCGACCACCGAAAGCATTGTGCGATTCTGAACGGAAAACCGTTCACCAATCTGTTCCGAAAGCGTGGACAACATCTTGTCCAGTTGCTCACGTTCATCATGCCAACCGTCATAGGCTAGTTGGACAGCGTTGGATAGGTCGACGGTGCCACCACAGAAGTACGAATCCCCTGTGTTGGCTTCGCCATTATGGGTGTTTTTCTTGGCGTAAGCCAACAACTCATCGAATGAGTCGAATCTGTCAATTACTGTTGACATTGTAAACCTCCTAGGTTTATGTTGTGATTATAGCCGACGTTACTTAACAGTAACGCCAGCCATAACCTTGTCGTATTGGACTTTGTCCAAGCCAGCACCAAAGGTACAGTCAATCGCCTCCTGCATGGTGAAACCGCCAGCAAGCAACATCGCACCATGTTTCATGGAACGTGGTGTCACCATGACTCGCAAACCGTTATCGTCGCAATTCTTACGAGCCTGACGGACAGCCATCTTCCACAACGTTAGTTGTGGCTCAGGGATTATCCCGTCGACCATAGCGTCTTCGACGTTCTCATCAACACCGACCAAGATTCTAACGAATCGGTCAAGTGTCGCACCGTCAATGGCAGACCTGCCGACATACTGTGCCGTAGCACCGTTGCCCCAAGTATTGCCAGTGGCAACAACACGGAAGTCCTTATGCTTACGCACCATCCCATCAGGGAAAGCCATGACACCATTGGCAAGGGCACTGTTCAGTGTCACCAACACATCGGCACTGGCATTGTCCATCTCATCCAAGAGATACAGTCCGCCATTTTCAAACGATTCACGGAACGCTGTGCTGTGAATCATGCCATGACCATCACGGTAGCCGACATAATCAAACTTAGCGTCAGTTGTTCCACAACTGTTGCCACGGAACTCCAAGCCCAATTGCTCCGCAATCTGCATAGGAATCGTTGACTTTCCTGTCCCTGCCGAACCGACAAGGAACACATGCAAGCCTTGAGCAATTGCGGTAGCAATTTTGCCATACATTTTGTGAACAACGCCTTGTGTCGGCTTTGACGCAACACCGTTCACCACCAATTGTATTGGTGTTTGATGTTGCAACTGTTGCTTCACTGATTCAATTGTCTGTGACAATTCTGTCAAGCGTTGCACAACCTCATCGGAAATACCCGACGAAGTCGGCTCATAATTGACCAACGCCTCATCGACGATTCTCCGAATCGTTGCGGATAAAACATCATCCAGCGATGAATTAGCGGGGACAGGCTTGGTAGTCTTTGACTGTGGCATTGTAGGTTCCTCCTGAACCGTTGGGGGAACCGTTGGGGGAACCGTTGGGGGAACCGTTGGCGAAGCCGTAGGTTCCGACGATGTAGCAACACCTAAAGTGTTGCCACTCTTTTGAACGTTGTAGAACAACGAATCCAATTCGTGAGTAGTGAAATGCATTGGTGGCTTGCCACGGAACTGAACACCAAGAAATTTCAGTGTTGCAATTCTTGTGACTTTGTCACAATTCTGCCACAACGTCGTCCGTTGATAGTTTGAACCGTTGGCAGTGTAGTGAACCAAACCGTCAGGGTCTACCTTGTAGACCGTAGGTGCTTTTTTCGCTGGCATGATGTTAACCTCCGTTATTATGCCGACATAATCCCCTTTGGATTATGTCAATGCCCCGTGGGACATCGTGGATGAGACAGGAATCGAACCCGTCCACACTGCCTAGGCAGTGTGCCATTTTCACCCTGACTACTTTATTAGTAGTTGTAGTCGTCGTTTTCGTACTCCATGAAGTCCGCCTCCAAAACCGTATCGGTTTTCTTTGACTTCCACACGGACAGAACACCAACATAGCCTGATGAATGACCAAGATGGTATTCAGTGTATACACACTGTTCGACCAAATTCCCCATGTCATCGAACATGGGTTCGTTGTCGTTAACGACAACTTCGATTATGTCACCAGTGCTATCCTCCCATTCCTTAAGGAATGATACAACGTCTTCGACAGGTTGTGTTTTCATTTTGCTTACCTCCTAGTAAGTGTGAATTAACATCCGTAGGATGTAGCGGACAGTGTGAGAATCGCACTCACCATACCAACACCGCACTATTGCGGACTGTCCCCGACTAGCGTTTAACCACGTGTCACAGTGGGTTCCTCCCATGATAACGACATAGGCACCGACATCCTAACAGAATGTACGTCTTGACTCTGGGCACCGATGGTGCCGACATAATCGGAAATGGAATCTAGAGTTGACCACGAACGTAGTTCGTGCCATAATCCCCCAACATCAACGTCATGAGCAAGATTATGCACTATTTCCGACCTACAGACACCGAATCATACGGGATTCAAGCAAGACAAAGCACGAGCGAATCTATGACTATGTCTTGACTCTAGGCGTGAAATTTCACTAGCCTAGGTGTCTGTTTTATGCCCCTCCACGACTTGTCATCGCTTCGCTGGAATAAGGTACGTCACCGCACCGAACTTAGTCACCACCACAGTGACCACACATTCCCTAGTAGACTCTCACCATGAGAGCAGTCCACTAGGTGAACCCTATCTGCTATGTGGCACCGTCATTACTGAACAATGCGGATAGGTTCGCTTCGAATCGACCTGCCTAATGACACTAGGTGGTATCGAACCGAATCTCGATGCCAATCACCATAAAGGATGGAATTTCAAATGTCAAGTGAATTTTTTCCACCGACCATATGCGGTTCCCCACGCGGAATCCTGAAAGGATTCTCCCACGCGGAACGAGAAAAAAAATTTGGAAAAATTCCCGTAGGGAATTTCGTGCACGGACAAGCCGAACCCTGCGCATAATGCGCACCGTTCCGCGCGCACACCGTCGGCAACTTGCCATAATCGCATACCCCAACAGTCAACGTCTGTTCGGTCTGCCCTCACGCCTGCGCATGCCTCTGCACGTAGCACATTCCCCCCATAATCGCAACTTTTGCATGATTATTCATACCAGTGCATGATTATGCAGGGGTCGCGCAACCTGTGCACACATCCCTAGGGGGGCATGGGGGGGCGTACGTGTATGTCTGTGTATGATTCTTTCTCTTGAGGGAGAGAGAGTCAGGGTTTACAGTTCTGGGGATACCTTGTGCGCTTGTCCCCGCCACCTAGTTTTGATTATAGGACCCGTTTATGAGCCTTTAATCCATTTCTGGTTTTTGGGTTGTGTTGTTTTGGATGGGGACCATTTTACTTTGTCTGCCCAGTAGGCTGCTGACATTGGTCCTTTGGCTATGTTGCTTGCGTGGCGTGATTTGAACGCTTTGCGTTGTCCAGCGGTTTGGTTGGTTCGGACACCTTGCTGTCCGAACCGTATTGTTTTGATTTGGTCGCCTGATTTGGCGACGACAATGTGGGACTTGGTGGGGTGTGATGGTGTCCGCTTTGGTTTATTATAGCCTGTGACTCCTGCCCTAGTTAGTCGTGAATCTTTTTTGGCTGCCATTATTTGCCTCCTCTGGCTGTGCGTCCTGCTTGACGTGCTTTTGATGTGTTGGGTACAAACTGTTTACCCTGTTTTGTCCCTGCCCGTTTCTTTTGACTGGTGGCACGGTATTCAGAATCGGATAATGATTTGATGGCTTTTTCTGGTAGGTATCGTTCACCTGTAGCCTTGGGTCCTTGTGTCGAAGGTTTACCTGATTTGGTACGCCATTTCTCGTTGGTCCACTTTTTTAGGTTTTGTTGGGCTTTGGTGGGGGCGGATTTGTATCCGCCCCCTGCTGCCTCGTAGCGTTGCGCTAATAGTTGCGCTTTACGGGCTGACCATTGACCTGCTTTGCCACCTTTAGTTCCAGACATAATCTGGTTTTTCAGCCGTTCCCTTAGGGCTGGCTTACTGTAGAAATTACTTGGCTTTTTTGGATTTGCCATACTGGACTTTCATGCCCTTCTTTTTGGCTGCTGCTTTTGCCATAGCCATACCCTTGGGGGTGTATGCGTATTCTTTTTTTCCAACTTTAGGCATTGTATTCTCCGTTGTTTGATGTTGATATAATTTCGACAGACACTATCCAATTTATAGGGATATGGTTTATGTCAGCGATTGTTTCAGGTTCGGGTAGTTCTGATTCGAAAATTGTTCCCACAACCGTCAAATAGTCATCTTGAAAGTTTTTCCACAGACGACCTATAGTGGTGGCAGTTGAGTCACGTGCCTCATAATCCGAGGTTTCATGCCAGCCCGAGGCTGGACAATAAGCATCCATCCAACGGACCCGTATCTCAGCCCAATCAGGAATTTGGTCCAAATACTCTTTGTTCACTTCTTGTCCCCGCCTAATGGCAATACTGGAAACCAACCGTCAGGTTGGTTTATCTATATAGTTATCTTACAGTATCTATCCCGTTACTCACCTCACGGTTCGTAACGGATACAGTTTTCTGTAACCCCCCCCTATATCCCCCCCCTTTGTTCCCTATAAGAAATATAGATAAAATATATAGTATCCTAGTGCGGGGACAGGAACGGGAAACACATTAATATGGAAGAAAAATACTTGGATGAACGCCAAGAAAAATATCTTAACTGGCTGGTAGTTCCCGCCCCAATGCGGGAACCTGCCAGCAAAGAAGCATATGCACGCGAAAACCAGATAGACGTAACCACCCTAAGAAGGTGGGAAAAGAAACCCTACTTTAAATCTGAATGGCAACGACGAGTAGAAGACCTACAAGGGTCACCTGAACGTACACAAAAACTACTAGACACAATCTACCAACGCGCTCTTGACGGGGACAATAAGGCTGCTCATTTGTATCTTCAAGCCACCAATAGGCTGGCTCCTACACAGATTACTGTGGAACATTCTAATAAGCCCGCTAAGGAGTTGACCGATGCCGAGTTGGAGGAGTTGATTTCGGGTATTGCTACACGGGAGAAAGATGCCCGTGCTGAAATAAAAATAAACGATGTCAAGGCTGATTGAGTGTCCTGTTTGCGGATGTGAGTATCCGCCTGAGGCTACTCGCTGGCTTTGTCCTAGTTGTAAATTTAAGGATAATTGTTGTGATGGTCAGCCTCAGGTTAGAAAAATGCCTAGAGATGATTATGAAACCAATTAGGGAACAAAAAGGATATTATTATGGCGGTTCCAGCGACTTATAATCTAAAATTTGTGCGAGGCGATACCCTTACGCTAAATATTACTATCACCAGTGATGGCAATACACCTGTAAATATTACAGGCAGAACGTATCGTGCGCAAATTCGCTATGAACGAAACTCTAGTAATATTGCTGCTTCCTTTACTTGCACTCCTAACGTAACAACTGGCGTTGTTTCTTGTGTTTTGTCCGCGACCAATAGTGCTGCGTTGACAGATGGGGCTGCTTTTTGGGATTTTGAAGAAACTAACGCTGGCGTGGTTACAACTATTTTGGCTGGTAAGGTTACAATTCTCGCTGACGTTACAAGGTAATTATGGACATAATTGACATTAATGTCACGGTTGACACAGAAGAAATTTCTGGTATTTTAACTGACAGAATTACTTTAATTTCAACAAATGATGGTGTTGTAACAACACAAAATATTTTTAGTACACTTCAAGAAAAAGTTACTATTATTTCTGCTGCCAACGTTGGTCCTCAGGGAAGCCAAGGTCCTGTTGGACCGCAGGGTTCTACTGGACCACAAGGTTCTATTGGCGCAACTGGTGGTACTGGCTCACAAGGACCACAAGGTGCGCAAGGAGCAACTGGCGCACAAGGTGCGCAAGGCGTAGTTGGTCCACAAGGTGACCAAGGAGTTCAGGGTGCTACTGGCTCTCAGGGAGCCACGGGTCCTCAAGGGGCAACTGGTGCGCAAGGTAGTCAAGGTGCGCAAGGCGCACAAGGTGCTACTGGCTCTCAAGGTCCACAGGGTGATGTGGGTGCACAAGGCTCTCAGGGACCGCAGGGAGACACAGGGGCGCAGGGAGCGACAGGTCCACAAGGAGACACTGGTTCTCAGGGGGCTACAGGCGCACAAGGACCACAGGGTTCTCAAGGCGCAACGGGACCACAAGGGGACATTGGTCCACAAGGCGCAACTGGTGCCCAAGGGGCAACTGGTTCTCAGGGACCACAAGGAGACATTGGTCCACAGGGGGCAACTGGTCCACAAGGTTCACAAGGTCCTCAGGGAACTCAGGGACCTCAGGGAGATACGGGTCCTCAAGGCGCAATAGGTCCACAGGGGGCACAAGGTCCTCAGGGTGATACTGGTGCTACTGGTGTTCAAGGTCCACAAGGACCACAAGGAGATACGGGACCACAAGGTGCTACAGGTTCTCAGGGTCCTCAGGGTTCTCAGGGACCTCAGGGTCCCCAAGGACCGCAAGGTTCTCAAACTCTTGATGGTTTAACTGATGTTACTATTACAAGCCCTGTTACTGGTCAGGCTTTGGTGTATAATTCTGTAACAAGTCAGTGGGTTAATACAACAGCATCAACTGACCCTATGAATGATTCAAAGTTTACTGCAATTATTACTACAGATGTAGGAGTTTAATATGGCTATTGGAGATAGAAGCGAGAAAAGATTGGCTGGACCTAGTGTTTTAGGTACATCTAACGGAACAATTGCAACTGTTCCTGCTTCTCGTCAGTGGACAACTAAACAAATTATTTTTACCAACACTTCTGGTTTAGAAGCATTGGTGTATTTTGCTATTGGTACTTCGGCTACTGCTGCGAATCGTGTATTTAGTGCTTTACCTATTGCCAAGGACGACACGGTGGTGTTTGATACTGCGTTGGTGGTGGATGCTGCCGAAACCTTTCAGGGTTACGCTGACCGTTCTGGTGTGAATGTGACTGTTGTTGGTTGGGAGAAGGAAGTCTGATGGGTATTAGTTCCGCGTTGGGTGGCACTGTTGGTGCAGTTCCTGCTGGTGCTGTGATGCCGTTTGCGGGTGCTTCGGCTCCTTCTGGTTGGTTGTTGTGTTACGGGCAGACTGTTTCTCGGTCACAATATGGCGAGTTGTTTGCTGTGTTGGGGACGACGTATGGTTCGGGTGATGGTTCGACTACGTTTGGTTTGCCTGATTTGCGTGGTCGTGTTGTTGCTGGTGTGGACAATATGGGTGGTACGGCTGCT